ATAGAGGCTATTTTCTCTCCCTGTCGGCTCTTTTACTATTCCTTCTTTGGAAAGCCCTCCATCTCCAAAAGCCATATATAAAATTTTAGGCAAAGAATAATCGCCCGCATGTGCCATGCAAAGCTTTTTTCTTCCTATTTCAGTAACAATTCCTTTCATTCCCACATCTCCTTATGGATAATATATGATTTCTGCATCCATCTTTTTTTCTCCATCCAGCAAATAAGTTCCATCCAGATGCCAAAGATTTTTTTCTACAGTTAATCCTCCCTCTATTTTTTTGTAATACTCTATTTCGCTAGTGAACTTTAAAGCAACTGGATACAGTTCCGGTTGCTCTTCCTCTTTATATCTATGGAGGTTATATGTACCATCTAGCAGCCAAGTACCATCCAATTTCAAATAGGCCCAGTTGTGGCGCGGGTAAAATTCAGAAACAAATTCTAACTGACCATGAATTTCAATCTTATGTTTTACCTCTGTCTGATATCGAAAAATTAATGACTCCAGCCAGGAACGGATATTTTTGTAAGCAGAAATCTGGTTTCTAACTCTTTCTCCATCGGATGGATCAATCAAATCTTCTTCACCAATTTTGACATATGCATTAAAAAAATAGGGGGAGCCTCCATATTGGAACCACTCTTCTATCGAACCGCCTTGATATAAAGATCCCAGATATTCTGTAAGAACAGATCCCGTTCCGCCTCTCAAATACCAGGCAATCGTCTGTTCTACCATTTTTTCCCGTCGGCCTCTCGAATCCTCTGAATTGTAATACTGCGTTCGCAATTCAACAGCCAGTAAATTTAATATCTCGTCAGGAAGCTCTGGAATGGATGCGTATACAGACGCTGTTCTGCTGTATGTCTGAAGTTTTTGCAAGCCCTGCTTTACAGCTGCACTAAGCGCCTCTGTCTGTACTTGTTCCAAATGTTCCGGAAGAACAGATAATAAGTCAGCCTCACTGAAATTAATCATCCTGAAGCCCTCCATAAACCAAATTGACCCTTTCCACTTTCGCTACCTTCGCGCCTGTAACCTCTGCAAAAGCCGGGCTTCTTATCTCCGCCCACTTGATGCCTGCCTGCATCAGCTCATACATCAACCTGGAAGGATTGATATCTCTTGCGATAGTCGACTGCTGCCAGGCGATATAAGACTGGCAAGCACCCTCTGCTTTCTTTTTTATTTCCTCTGACATATCCCGATCCGAAGATTTAATATAGTAGGTCGCGTCAATCTGGTATTTTACCTCCTCTGGGGACTTTACTTTAACCAAATCGGTCAGAGGTCTTCGGCTGTCATCTGATAAATACTGTTCCAGCTCTTTTAGAAAACCTTCATCTGGCAGCTTTCCGTCCTGCATCATCACATAAATATCCACCTCTCCCGGATTCTCCGAGTAGATTTTGCAGTCTAAAATTTCACTGCTTTTTGTCATTACCCAGTAGCGGTAAGCATCTTCCGGCCCGGCAGTCGAATACGAAGAGGGCGACAGATAGATTCGTTCTGCCAATGATTCATCATTTTCTCTATCTTCTCCTCCTGCAGTTGTCGTTGTGTTCGTTACCGTGCCGATGTAGTTGACTGGATCTACCAGTGTATGGAGTTCTCCGGGTAAAAATCCGTTTCCTCCCTCTCCAGGTGTGAGGCAGGCTGCCGGGATCTCCACAGACATTTCTCCAGATGGAATCTCTCCATATTCCTCTGTTGCAAAGAATAAATCCCGTCCCTTTACCCGGGTTCCTTTCGGGATTCCGATGACCTGCTGCTGCGCTGCTGACAGCGTAAAACGCAGAACTGTTTTTGCCTGTTTTGCCGGATTGCGCTCTACCTTTTTCAAAGCTGCCAGATTATCCAGGAACTCGCCGCTGCTGTACTTTAACAGCCCCATTTTTCCAGCCTTGTCAATATACTGCAGCCCCTGATAGAGAAGCACAGAACAGCTGTACAATATTAATCGGATTGGATCTGCTTCCGGTAGTTCTGCTTCCTTTCCCGTCAGCTCTCTGTAGCGTTCCTGGTATGTCTTCAGCAGATCGGATAAAAAAGTCTCAAACGAAATGCCTTCAATAAATGAAATTTCTGGATATTGTTCCAGGCGTTCTTTCACTGTCGTGCTCATTCTCTCCTCCTTTCACATTCGATCACCGCCGTCATAAGTCCTGCTGCATCTGTCTGAAATAAAGCTTTTCGGATTCGAACATCCGGAACATAGCGTTCTGCTTTTTTTAATACTTCCTGATAAAATAAACTTTCTGCTATCTCCGGCAGTTCATCCAGACATTCCCAGCTGATTCCAAAATCCCTGTCCACCGGCACGGAACCGGCCCGTGTCTCCAGAAGCATCTGCATCTGATTCTTTAGTGACTCGTCTCCTGTCTGTACTACAATTTTCATGCAGCACCTCCTATACATATTCCTGAAGCGTTAACTCCGCTGTTGCCCGGAGCAGTTCGCCTTTGTTGAGGATCTTGTCCCAGGCTTCAGAGCTTTTTACGAGTACCCACCGTCCACAGCCCACCTGCCTCTGGCCAATGATCAGATACTCTGCTGTCCCCCGTTCTGCCATTTCCTCCATTTCTTCCAACAAATCCCTAGGCGAAACTCCAAGACCTGCATCTAAGAAAACCGTGAATGTAATTTTCTGCAGCTCTGGCCCGCCAAAGGATACCAGAGGCTTCTGGCCGATTCGCTCCATTTGATTCCATTTTCCCGACAGCTCCCGTTTCATATTTTGAAATATCAGAGCTTCCCTATCACTGATTTTAAAGCGAAGTTTTCCAAACGTGCCTATCTTTGCCATTATAAAGAATCCACCTTCCTTTTCATTGCAAGAAGTTCCGAGACGGAAATAGAACCAGAATTGTCTTCCAAAATAAGAGACGCTGCATGAATCCGCAGTATTCCAGCAGCCGCCTCTAAAAATGCTGCGCCTTCTTTCTGGAATTCTTTATAGTATACGTCTGCCCCACTTTTTTTCGGAGCCATGGACTGGTTCCAGAATTTTCCCATGGCAATTCCCATACTGCTGTCATTGGACAGATGGACCACCAATACCAAATCCCCGACGTCTGGCATTTGGTATTCCTTCCCGAATCCGCAGAACACAGGAAGCTCCGCTGTACTCTTATCACTCCTGTCTGGATAAACCACGCGGACCGTCCCGGCCGTATAATTAACAAAAGATACCTTTCCTATTCTGATTTCATTCACGCTTTCCACCTCCTACGGAATGGTTAATTCTGTCCCTGGATAAATCCAATACCCTCCATTGGAACTTTGACGCCCTCGTTTTTTTGCTTCTGCTTCAATTATTTCATGGTTCGCATCATAAATGATAGTGTACTTGGTTCCGCTACCATAATAAGCCTTTGCCAAATCCCAGAGTGTATCGCCGCGTTTTACAATATAGTCTCTTTTCTGTCCCCCTGAAACCTCTTCAGGCGTCTCTTTTGTCCGCGTCTCTCCCTTTATCCGGTAAAGGCTCAGTCCCTGTTCATATTCTCCACCAGAAGAAATCCGATGCAGGACTTTTGACACAAAATAAATCCCATCTATTTTTCCAAATCCAGTCAGCTGTACGGTCTGGGAAGCGGCAAGGGCCAGCGATATGTCCGGCCAGAGAGACAGTTCCGCGGTGATTTCCTTCCGATTGGCATTCCTCAAGGCATTCCTTCCAATCCGCTCCGCATCCGCGATGCTTTCCGCTTTCTGATTTACGCTTAGGATTCTTCCTTCTGTTCCTACAAAAGCCTCCAAAGTCTCATTCTTCTGTGGATCTGAATAGGATACCTTGGCCCCTGTATAGGTTCCCTGGATACTGCCTTTATAACTCCACTTTCGTGTCATTTTCGGCCATATGGCTGCCGCCGGCGCTCTTGACTCATATTCTTCATACGACCAGATTACAAGCTGGGAAGCGTACACTTTGATTCCTAAACCATATTGATTGCACAGTCCTTTCAGGTAAACACTGTCCGTCTTTCCATTCTGCTCCTCCCGCTCCAGGGTAATATCCTGAGCAGTGTCATAGACAAGGGCCAGATCATAACGCCCAGCAATCTCAGAGGCGATCTGGCGGATTGTCACCTTCTCCCAGGTCTGTGTCCGTTCTGTCTCTTTAAAATCTCGGTTCACCGGGGATGATACTCCTTCAATGTCTATTTTCTGCGGCGGAGCCTGAATCCGGTAAGAATCTATTACAAACTCCCCGCAGCGGATTTGTTTCCGCTCCCCTTCATATCTCCAGTTTTCTAAAACAATCCCTGCCCGGATCTTATCTCCATTTTCCGGCATCCAAGCGCCGGACCACTTTTCTTCTCTGTCATTTAAGGTTAGAGAAATTGAATCTGACTCTTCTGTGGAATCTGAGAAGGAAAAGTCCGCTAAAACGTCTGAAATATCCACATTCGCGTCCACCCCGTTATACAGAATATCTGTTCTTATCTTCCGCGTTCTCATCGGTTCCTCCATTCTGGCCACCCCTGCTGTTCCTCGTCCGGAAGCTCCGGAACATCAACCAGCACACCAGCCGGAAAAACCACATAACCCAACAAGGAAAAATTGTTCATCATCAGGATATCCAGCTTTTTTTCATCCCCATATTGTTTTTTAGCAATTAAATCCCAGGTATCCCCCTGGACGGTTCTGTACTGCTTCATGTAACCAACTCCTTTTAAGGTATAAAAAAAGAACGCCTCGCATAAAAAGGTCGTTCTGTTTTTCTGCTTTTTATTTAAACAAATTTCTGAGATCTTCTGTTTTTGCTTGACTACCACGTTATAACGTGGTATAATTAAATCCTCGAAAGGAGGTGAAGAGAAAAATGGTGGAAAAAATAAAGGAGCTGAAAAAAGTGGTATCAGCACTTATCCAGCTCTCTTTAGAAATCGGAACGCTTTTAGCAGTCATCAAAATGATTGTTGAAAGCCTCCAATAATTACCCGGGGAGGGAAACCTCCCCACCTAAAATATATCATATCACCATTTTTTAAGCAATATGAAAAAAACAGTGATCAGCATTCTCTCGTTACTTGCCTCTATCGTCTGGCTTGTTATCATTGTGGTTGGTCTGATTTTACTATTCACTTAACAGGAGGTTGCCATGAACTTAAAAAAAATCAGAAATGAAAAATCATTAAGCATTCGCGCCCTGTCTGAACTGGCCGATGTTCCCAAACGTACCATCGAAGACATTGAACGGTTTGACCGCTGTAAGGTAGACACCGCCATCAAGCTGGCCGACGCGCTGCAGGTCACGCTTGACGAGCTGTGCCGGAACACCGCCGACACAGAATAAAATGCCGGGAGAGAGGAGTTTCCTCTCTCCTATTTAAAAGCTCACCCTTCGCCTGCCGTCCTCATACCGTTCCATGTACTCCTTCCATTTTTCAAATGTCATCATTAACCCGTTATTGATATCCTCTCTGTTGGTATTCCCATAAATGTTAATCACTGGCTGGAAAGCACCTCTTTCGTATCCAGCTCCTGCTGGAACAGCAGAATCACTTCTTGGCCCATTTTGTGAAAGAGATTCGTAAATACGGCTGTAGCTGTTATTTTCGTAAGCTCCCAGAAGCTTTCCAGCCTCTTGCCAGATAGATATGGCTTTTTGACTGCCATCCAAGGGAACTACTGCCTCCGGCCCCTTTTCTGCGAATGCGGCGATATGGGGTGTGTCAAAAATTCCTCCTTCAGCATGGCCAGGCAGATTCTTTGCAGAATTTCGAAGTTTCCCAACTGCCGTCTGTCCCTCTGGAGTCATCATCGTATTAATTGACACAGAAACCGGTACATTTGCGGTAATCCCTGTCTCGAATGAACTCTTCAGATGCTCTAAAAACTGCCGGGCCGCTGTATCTGCGTTGGGGTATTCGGCCTCTATCGCATTAAACGCAGCTTGCGGAAACATAGCGCCCTGCTGCCGGGCCGCCTCTAAGACAAGAGCCTGCTCCGGGCTTTCTGCAATAATCTGG